TGGTGTCACCTTTGGCAGATGTTGTAATGCTGCTCGCAGCTTCGACACGAGGCCAGGAGCATGTCCATGGTTACGCTCGATATCTTCTTCGGTGTAATTGATCTTTGGGTTCTTGTTAAAGGCAGACTTCGATGCTACGAAGAAACGACCAGTTTCAGGATGACGACCGAATACCACAGAAGGAGAACCATCATACTTCATGGTGATTCTTGTGTCGTTCTTCTTGCCTGTCAACCTGTCATGCACATCTTTGAGATTGTGATAGGCATGAGAAAAGCCTTCATGACCAGCATTGATCACGTGATCTTCGGCATGCTCAAGATGCTTCAGCTTAGTTTCGTCAAGCTCTTCTGCAAGGAAATTTCTAAAACTTGTCATCGTACTGTTTTTACCGATCCATCAGGATTTACAAAGAAGGCTTCGAACGTAATATCAGGAAACTCTTTCTTCAACGAAAGAAACGCCTGAAGATTGCTAGGAGCATCATCAAACAACCGAAGCTTTACGTAGTTCTTAGTATTTATATATTTGCGGAAGATGATCTTCTTGGCTTCAGCCGAAGAGTCGATCTTCAAGTTACCAGCTCGTTCGACATGGATATTATCGATAGGTAGACCATGATCTCTGAACGTCTGAAGGAAGATATCCTTGTTATCGAAGTCAGCTCGCGCTGTACAGATAATCACTCGACTATGAGGATTCTTTTTCGAGTTAGCAAAGATAGCTTTTGTTTTTGCAACCATACGAGTGATTGGCTTGGATGACCTACGAAATACCTCGGCGTTTGCAAACTCTCCGAAGTCGTAGGTTTCACCCTTCTTACGTTTGTAAGTGTTGAACTCTTGGTTGTCTAGCATTCTGACAAGGTTGCCGTCTTTTACAACGGCAACCTTTGCATACGTGTGAAACAATGTCTCATCAATATCGAATATCGTGAGGGTACCAGTACCAACAAACTCTTTAAATCTTTTCTTTATCATAGTTTACTCTACAATAGTTTCGATAAAATGTACATGTTTATTTTTATAATTTTACGTTTGGTTTGAGCACACCGCTCGTCAAACGATCGAGCATGATATCGCTCTTCTTAACCTTCTTGATGGCCATAACCTTACCAATATCTCGAGTAGAGTTTTTGATAAAGATGATCTGGTGGTTCTTGAAGTAGTTGTCATATGCACGCTGTGCAAAGTCTTCTTCGATACGCTTCAGCTCGTTAGGATATTTCCTACGAATGGCATCGAGAGCTGACTTGTTGACACCTTCACCACTAGCACCAACTTTCTTTTTCAGATCTAATAGATCCTTTACGATATCACTCAGATTGAATGTACCGCCGAGTTTAAAGTTTGTAGCATAGCCATTGGCAGTAACATCGACAGCCTTCACTTCGAATTCTCCGTTACTCGCTATTACGTCAACGCCGGCGGACGACCCACCACCGAGATGAGCCGAGTTGACTAGAAAGTAAAGAGTGACTTCACCAGGACCTACGCCCTTGAGATTGTAGTTGTGCATCTTCGACAGCATTACCGGATCTTCGCTGCGAAGCTTGTCAATCAGTCTATTGATCTTATTCATATCGATCGAATCAATCGTATCCTTTAGATCAAACTTGGGGAAGAAATGCATATTAAAGATATGCTGAATTTCTTTTTTGAAACGTGTGTCTTTAAAATCTGATGAAGACAGATTGAATGACGTAACGTGCAAAGCCCGTTTGATAAAGTTTTTATCCATAATTTATTCCTTATTCCTTTGTTTATTTATCAACAAGCAAAATTATCTTTGCTCGTATTGTCACGCTACAACGAAATGCAATAATTGTACATGCTAAAAACAAAAAAAATCGCTCCGAGTATCTCTACTGGAGCGATTTGTTAGAAATATTTATGGTGTTAGGCTGCGACAGCAAACCATTCTGGAATTGGACGTTTGGTCCATGCCATCTTAAATCGCTCTTGCTTCGTCTGATAGAACTTACGATAAGATCCTACGATATCATTGTAGTCGATACACTCAGGATTAGCCTTCATCGCCAACGGCTGAGGAGTCTTGTAACCGACTGGAATATTACGAGGCAATTGCTTCAAAGCTTCGCGAAGCAATGTATCAGTGCTATGAACCTTGCCATAGCGATACGTGTACTCGTCGCAGAGAGCAGCGAAGTGTATCCAGTGCCAAGTGTAGTTATTATTACTTTGTGCAGTCCAAATCGTGCAAGGATGATGCATATGCACTGCACGATAGAATGTATCTTCACGTTCGTCAGGCAGAGTCCATGCCTTCGACATCGTCTTACCAGACTTTGAAGGCACACGTGTCTCTACGCCGTCGAGCATACGATGTACAGTCGAGAGCATTTGAGCACTCTCGACGATCATCTTCACGACATGCTTGTCACACTGTAATTGTGCTGCTTTGACAGGATCACTGTCAAGAATGAATAAATTCACGGCCACATTTCCTTATCGTTTAACATTTCATCGCGTTCCTCTGGAGTAATCTTATTGGTAAGGATACCATACACTGTAACTCCAATAATGAACACTATAAAAACGAAAAGATTCATATTCCAGCTTTCTTTACAAGATCTTTATATCCACGCCACGATGGATGGATATCATCAGGTTGAACATACGATGTAGCAATGATACGATCTCCGTAACTTACAGCGATGCTTTTCACTACGGCATTCACCTTAGGTTTACAAAAACCTTTGTTACAAGGAGGCATAATCCATACTACATTTCCTACCTTAATACGAGTTCTAATTATTGTCAACTCTTTTTTTGTATTCACGCCGGAATGATCGTTTGTTCCAAGACTAATCACGATTGTCTTGGCTTCAAGCGGAGTCTTACCCCACTTCTTATTCCACTGCCATGTGTTATATCCGCCCTTCGAATATGATACACATTCTTTCGGAGCAAACATTTTAGTACCAACGGCGATCGAGTCGCCCATAATTAAACATTCTAACATTATACTTGTATCCCTGTTACTTGTTTCAGATATTGTGTAGCAACCTGTGCACTCGTTTCAGTCGCACCGACGATAACAGTGTCAGAGATTACGACATTGTTATCAGGGGCTGACATCATCCATGGCATCATAGCAAAACCTTGAGGTCCCATACCAACTGTACGAGGCTTCAACAGTTCGGTGACACCACCTTCTTGCTTGACGCGAGAGATGATTTCTTCGCCAGACATGAGCTTAATTGTATATACTTTATTCTGTTCCATTATCTTCTACCTTATGTACGTATTTAAATTTTTGCTCTTCTGACCACTCTTTCAAATAGTCATTATCCTCGTCGAATAAGCGAAGATACTCTGCATCATCAATCACGCGAGTAGAAGTGATCGTTTCGTCAAGATATAATTGACTGAACTCTTCAGCCTCTTTGAAAGTCACAATATCTTTGGCATCATCTGCGCTCTCGCATTCCACGACATATCGCATGCGAAAGAAGTCGATTGTCTCTACAAGATACTTAGGCACCTTCTTTGAGTCCCATTTTTACCAACTCATCGGGAGTGGAGTACCACTTGAGGAGAAGTTCGAGCGCGTCGATGTGCTTTTGGATCTCGGCATCATCAGCTTCCTGATCGCCCCAGACAAAAACCCAGTCGCCATTACCGAGGTTGCCCTTCAGAGCTTCCCACGTATTACGCAGTTGTTCGACCACGACGTGGTCTATAGTTTCCCAATTGAGTTCTACAGTGATTCCAGTAGACATTTTACTTTTCCTTTTCAACAATAATTGAACAACATTTACCACCAAATCCAAATGAATTGACAAGAACCTTCTTGACATCTGTCTCGATGTTCTCCATCACAACATCCATATCAGTGTCCTTACAGCCAGCGGTATGAGGAATCACACCATTCTGAATAGACAGTACACTGTAAATCGTTTCAAGTACACCTGCCGCAGCGAAGGTATGACCGATCTTGCCTTTATTCGAGTAAATCGGTGCATCCGTAAACTCGCGAACCACGTTGTATTCTGAAATATCTCCGAGCGGCGTGCTCGTACCGTGCGAGTTGACTGAGTCAACACCTTCAAGATCCAGTTTTTCAAGGCATGCTCTTGCTCCTGTGCCAGAAGGAGAAGTAGGATCCAGCGCATCTGAAGCGTTAGCAACTCCAGTAATGCGAGCATAGACTTTCGAGCCCATCGCCTCGGCCTTTTCTCTCGACTGAAGGATGATACAACCTGCGCCTTCGCCCATAATAAAGCCATCGCGATTTTTATCGAAAGGCATCGACTTCGTACCGATAGCTCGCATTGCAGAGAAGAAGCCCAAGTCAAGATCATTTACTCCTGCATCAGAACCTCCTACAATTACATAGTCATATTCATCAAGAAAACGCATGGCATAATCGATGCTTACGAGACCGGTAGCACAAGCAGAATACACACACGTGTTGATACCAGTGTAACCATACTTAATAGAGATATTGCTACACAAATAATCGATAGTAACCTTTAGTCCTTGCTTTGGCTTTAAAGGCTTTCCTATTGCACGTGCACGGGCTTTCGATGTATTCCCGCCCGTTAATGTAGAGAAGATTACTCCTACGTTTGAGGAGTGCGGTAAACCTGACATATGAATAGCCTGTTCGACGGCATACATTCCATAATGGACTGTACGATTAGTAAAATTCTCGTCGATCTCGACCTCAGGATAAAAGCCATACTTGACTTTCAATCCATGTCCTTCTTGTACGTGAGGTTCAATAGGCTTATGGAAGTCTCGATCGTTAAGCATATTTTCCCAGCAATCGATGGGATTATCGCCTAAAGCATCGATCATTCCAAATCCGACGATACAAGCTTCCTTCATTCTACAACTTTCTTATAACGGTTGATGGTGCCATCGGCTTCTTCAACCATGATCTCGTCGAGGTTCTTGTTCTTGGCAAAGATACGCTGTTCGTGCTCGGCAACAATACGACCAGCTTCACGAAGCTTACGCAACACAGCATTCGCGACTCCGATATTGTTTCTTCCTGTATCGAGAGCGTCGCTTACGGCCTGCGCGCAATCGAAATATAAGTCACTGTCTATAGACCATGAGTGATCAGTCGCATTCGTAAAGTCACCTATACGTCGAAGATAATCTTGGCCGCCATCGACTGCGATCGCACCACATGTGCATTCTACAAAATCATGGCGATGCTTTGAGACAATAAAGTCTCCGCAACTTAAGCATGTCGCTGCGTTTTGAACAATCATTCTGCTATCACCTTTTCGTGCACTTGTGTAATGTGCTTACACTTATTATAGAAATTGAAACCAGGACAGTCACACACCCAACCTTGATCAAGCATCGTGACGTGATACTGTTTGCCTTTACAGTTTATATATGGCCATGTCAGACCGACCAAATGATGGTCGTAAAAATCGATACCGGCCATTGCGAGCGGCGTACGAAAGGCGGAATAAGTTGGTGTATGGTCAATCATAGGTTCATCTTACTACAAAAAACTAATTTTG